GCGGGTGACGTCACCGTTGTCCTTCACGGCCTGCTTTTCGAGGGCCAAGATTTCCATCTCGTCCTGGATGGAGTTGATGGAGTGTTGGAGCAGGGGCACGCCGCGAGCGCCGGACGCGTACTCCTGGTCGACCACCATCATCATCGACTGAGCGAGGATCTGGCGGGACGAGCCGTCGGAGCGGTAGATGTTTACGGCGATGTACTCGCCATAGGGACCGAACTGGATGCCGTCGTGCATACCCTCGGGCACCTTGCCTTCGAGAGGGTCGCCGACGCGGTGGGCTTCCATCAGCTGGAGTTTGGCTTCCCCGGCGCCGTTACGCACCTTGGCGGCGAACGAGTCACCGTCGCGGATCATGCCGCGGAGAAGGATGGACTGAGCCTGGTAGAACGAGAAGCGGTTCGTGATGTCGATGCGCTTGGCCTTCTCGGCGAAGTAAGCCTCGTAGCGTTCCTGCATCTCCGGGGTCGACGCGTGGCTCTGCGGCTTGATGCCGTCGCCCACGGTGTAGAGGCAGATGTCCGCAAGGATTTGCTTGAACAGCCCGGAGTTACGCTCGGCCCAGCGGCACTTGCGGACCATCGTCAGGCGGTCGTAAGGAGTCAGGTCACGGCGGAGGTCACGCGGTTCGGCGCCGTAGGCCGCACGGCGGGCACGCGTCACGCCGATGCTCTGCCAATCGCCGTAGGAAGCCTGCGGCTGCGGGGCGGTCGGGGCAGGCGTAGCCGGCTTGGGACGCAGGCTGACGGTCTTAATCTTCTTGCGGATGGCCATGGAAAGTTAGTCCTGGCGGTTCTGCCAGTCGGTCGAGATGATCGTGCGACGCGAGCCGTAAGTCGCCGGGTCTAGGCGGCTCAGGGCAAACATGGCCTCGGCGAGCATCTCCTTCGGGGGCATGGCGAACTGCTTTGACGCGGACGAGCCGGAGTCGGAGTAGGACATCAGGGTCTTACCTTCGGTGATCATGGAGACCGCCTTGGCTTTGATGTCTAGGAGTTCGCACTCCGTAAGTCCGATAAAGAGTCCAGAGGCCATTTAAACTTGCCGAGAATGGAAGTTAAAAGGGGGGTGCGCCGCCCAGCCCACGCCATGAGTCTCTTCCTCCCACGACACTAAACGACGCACCCTTGCATATAGCGTGCCAAGGGTCATGACGGTTGCAAGTCGGTTTCGGCAGTTTCCCGCCCGGCGATGCCCCAGCGGACGGCGGCCAGCAGGGCGAGGATTTCACAGTCCATGGCGTGGTTGTCCTTCTTGCCCTGGGGAAGTATCCACATGGGCTTGCCGGTCCGCTTGTCCTTTACGCGCACCTCGGCGCTCAGCTGAGAAGCATACTCCTCGGTTGCGTCGATGGCATAGGTCCAGACGCGGCGAGCCCGCAGGCCGTGCAGGAGGTCTTTGCCGGCGGTGGCCGAGTGGACGATCAGGATGGCCCGCTGCGGGATGCCAGGGACGACGATGGACTGCTTCTCGGAATAGAAGCGGCGGGTCGTGTTGCCGGACTTGTCGGTCACGGCAAAGTCGTCGGAGCCAGAGCCCTTGGCCGTCTTCCAGTTGCGCTTGGCTGTCTCGCGGTAGACCTCGGTCGTATTGTCGCCGGAGTCGACGAGCACCATGGCATGATGGACGCCGTGCTGTTTGGCGAAGGCTTCGACGTTGCCCCATGAGTCGATGCGGGCGAAGGCCATCAGGCGGCTATGCCCGGTCTTAGCCCAGCGGCGGACAGTCACCCAGAAGTGGCCACGCTGCACGTCGACCCCCATCGTGCGGAAAGGGATGCTACCGGGCACGGCGTCTTTCTGCTCGACGACGCGGGCTTTCGGGGTGATCGCGGCCTCCGCGTCCCAAGGGTCGGCCATCTTGTAGTTCGCGGCCTCCGCAAGCGCCACCATCTCGCCGCCCTCTTCGCTCCAGGGTAACGCCAGCCGCTTCTGCTTGAAGATGCGCCGCGGTTCCTCGTCGCCGTATTGGTCGACCGACTCCTTGGCCTTGAGCATCAGGACGCCGAGCTCGCCCCAGCTCATCGTCGCTAGGCTGTTCCAATGCAGGCCGATGTGCCCTGAGTTGGCGGCGGCCGATGTGGCGACGAAGGTGCCACGCGCGTTAGCCTCTAGGCGGCTTGCGTTCGTGTCAGGCAGGAGCGTCCGACAGGCCGCGCACTCGTAGGTCGTGCCGACGCTGACCTTGTGCAAGTCCCATGTGCCGGTGGCCTTGGCATCCTCGGGAAACCTGATCTGTTCCCAGACCCACGGCTGAAGGTGGTCGCACTTCGGGCAGCGCATATTCCAGTCACGCTGGTCCGTCGTCTCGTGCAGCTGATGGAACTCCTGACCAGCCCGTCCGCCCTGAGACATGAAGATGCGTTTGCCCATCCAGCCGAACGCCGTCACGCGCGCGCTCAGTTCGGCGAGGTGTCCTGGCGGTGCCATCCAGCACTCGTCGGCGATGGTGTAACGCAGGGACAAGCGCTGAAGGTTCGCCTCGTTCCAGATGCCTCGGCAGTAGAGCGTCATGCGGTCGAAGTCCGCAGTCGTCGAGCGGTCGAGGTCGTCGCCTGAAAGACGTGCCTTCACGGGCGGGCAGTTGTTCCAGACCGGGCGGAGGTAGCGGAGGCTGAAGTCGCGCGCCTCGGGGTCCGTAGCTTGGGTAAGCATGCAGGGTCCGGGAGCGTTCGCGATTATGTGGCAGGTAAACAGGCGGGCGAAGAGAGACTTGCCTGACTGGATGCTGGCGAGAATCGTCAGGAGTTTAGTCTCTGGATCGGCGGCGATGCGTAGGGCTTCGGCGACCCACGGCGTGCGGTCGGACCTGAACGGTCCGGGCATCGGTGAGTCAGGGATGGCGTGGACGTTAGACTCCAGCCACTCGACCACGTCGCCGGAGTCAGACGGACGCAGGACGTCACGGCCTACGCGGAGGAGGTCGGACTTATTCATAAAGCCCTGCCTCCTTGAGCAGACGATACAGCTCGTCGGACAACTCCGACCACTTCTTCGGCTTGCGCTTGAACGGACGCGACGGCTTCGGCATCGGCTTGCGCCTGGGCTTGGGCTTACGCTTCTTCATGGGTCGAGAGGTCGGCCTTCACGCGGCGCACCCAAGCCTCCAGAACTTTTACCGCCTTCGCAGGGTTTTCGGGGTTACATCCCTCTGCGACATCGAGGGCGAGTTTATCGAGGCGGTTGACGATGCCGGCGGTCATGTCGCGCATGGCCTCGGTCGCTTCCTTGGCGGAGATGTAGTCTCGGGCGAGGATGACGCGGCGTTCCTGTTCGGCCTCGAGCTGCACGAGCGAGCGCAGGCTGGCGTTATAGGCTGACTGGTATTTGCCCTGGTTGGTGTCCCCTTGTTCCATGGCCGCCTGCCAGACTCCGCGGGCCCGACCCACTAAGGCCCGGTGCTCTTCGATGGTCGAAGACAGGGAGCCGTCGTCCAGCTGATCGGGTGGTGTCGGAGCCAGCCGCACCCGGGCGTCTTCCTGCGATTGCCTCCAAGCGGTGGCGGCCTCGACCGAGTCGATGGGCATACCCTTCTTGACCAGGATAGAGACGCGCTGGCGAGTTAGGCCAAGGGCCTCGGCGATTTCAGTTTGGCTGGGCATCGTTCTGAACGGTGTTAACCCACCAGACTAACTGGGACATCTTGATGACCGGGATGCCGTATGACAGGCACTCGGTGACGTAGAAGGCGGCAGGCTCGATGTCGTCTGGAAGCATGATGCAGACGTGCCGCTTGTTCAGGTGCTTGCGATAGACCAGGCACTGAGCCATGGCGGTAAGCATACCTTGGGACGAACATTCTTTCTTGGTCTCGATTGCCCAGTTGTATCCGGCCAAATCTGCCCGCATCTGACAGCCAGGAACCTGCACCTCGCGCTGGATGTGGCGAGCGTGCATGATGTTTGCGTCCTTAAGCATCTGCTCTGCTTCGATCTGCATATGCAGTTCTGACCCGTGCGACCTTGAATACGAGCGATCGTCCCACTTGGACTTATTCGGGCTAGGCTTGAACTTATGAATAAGCACCTGGTCACGCTTACACTTGTCGTAAACACCGGCTTTGCTGATGGCCCTTCTGACTACCTCGCGTGAGTGCGTAAAGTCAAAAGCCTTACGCGTTGAGTGAATAGTTCCGCAGCGCTTGTACGCTTCGACGATTGCCGCGTCTCGCTTGGCCTTTTCGGCCCGGGCGAACTCGGCGAGCTGCCGGGTTTTCAAATCACAGGGCTTCATTGTCAACAGGCTGTTTTGTCGTGGTGACCACGTAAGAAAAGGTCGTGGTGTCGGGCCACGCGTGACGTAGGGGGGGGTCTAGGAGACTCCTTAGAGGGGGTATATGGGCCGTTTTCATCGCTTGGGCGTGGCAGGGGGCAGGGGGCTTGGCACCTTATTCTTGCCGCGTCTGGCATTCACATGAGGAAACAGACCGCACGCGTCGGAGTTCACGGTGCGCTGGATCTCCTTAGCCCTGGCACGCATCCAGAAGTGGGAGCGTCCATACATCTTGCCG